GTTTCCTGACCCTTTTCAATGATAGAATAAAGTTGTCCTCTGCTATATTCATAATCCCTATCAATATCAGTTTTGTCAGTGATGTTTTTCAGTTGCTTTTTTCTAGGCAAGCATCCACCTTCTGGCACAATAGATGCTTCAACATCTAGTGCCTTATCAATACCATCATAATTTGACATGATTAAATATCCTTCTGTTGAGTGGGACTGTAGGTTTTAGAATCTTGGAAAAACTCAATAGTTTCCGAGAATCCAAAATCGTCGGATGGATCTGCATCAATTGGATCTGGAACGGCAGTGTACCTGACTTCTCTTTTAGCAGTAGAAGTATCAGTGTCTGAATAGTAATCGACCTGAACTTTTCTAATGAGACCTTCGGAAGAGTCGGCAACAGGACCAAACAGATAAGTCTTAGCAGTAAAATCAAAAGTATAAATTAATGATCTTCTGCTTGAAAAGTCACCCTCATAGTCATCCTGCATAGAGATTCCATTGAGGACAACTGGAATATCTTTTTTCTCTCCAATAGAAGAGACAAGATCGACCGTTAAATTGAATGATGGTTGGAAATATGGGAGAATTTGTTCAGTAACTTGAAGAGCATCATCGTTTAACTTAACATATAGCCCTAACTGAAAGTTAATGTTGTATGGGACAGGAAGATATACTTGTCTAATGTCACCACCACTAGTGGCAACTGCTTTAAAAGTTTTTGTTGCTGTCGTCTTTCTGGTGGGATCATAAGAAATGCCAGTCATTTCAAATGACATTCTTGGTAAAGTAATCGCAACTGGTTTGCTGAGATCTGCTTGCTGCTGAATTTTAGCAAGGAACTTTTGCATTGGGGCATATGCCAATGGCACCTTGATATCATCAACAACATTACCGTCATTGTCCCTATGTTGGACATGAATGTTATTGAATAGAGTGCCGAAGGCTACGATAGTCCTTCTAATAATTTCGTGGTAAAAATAAGTTCCTAACATTAGAAGTCACCAAATGGGTTATCTTCACTGAAGTCAATAATACTCAAACCTTCAGTTTCAAATTCATCGTTTTGATCATATGGAGAATTTTCATCATAATCATTGTAAGATGCGACTTTCCACCTTGCAGAAGACGCAGTTCCAACGACTGCTTCACCGACGTAGAATCTACCACTATTTATTCCAACCTTAAGAATCTTGGTACTAGAGTTCCAATCTCTTACTTTTGCCGTTACAGAAGATGCTTGACCAACAACTTCTTCGTTGTATTGGAAGTTGCTTTCAATCAAAGATCCATCCTCACCAACACGCAATACATTCAAAGTAGGTGCTTCGGTATACCCAATACCAGTGTCAGAAATAAGAACGTTAGTGATTACACCATTGGTGATAACAGCTTCTGCTCTAGCAGGTGTAATTCCTGTACTAGAACCAAAGGAAATTATTGGTGTATTGTAGTAATTTGTACCACCATTAACAACACGAACTGATGTAATACCACTGTTTGTAAGAACTGAAGTAGCAGCTGCTCCAGATCCATATACACCCTGCCCACCAGGTGCGGTATTCGCAATACTCGTGATCGTTACCGTTGGTGGAACAGTATATCCATATCCAGGATTGGTGAGAAGGATTCTATCAATAGAATGAACTCCACTTCTCACTGTAGTAATAGCAACTGCTTCTGCCGTAGATCCTGGCAAAAGTGCTGGTGATGTGCTAATAGAAACTGTTGGGACTCGTGTATATCCAGCACCATCATTGGTGAGGACAATTTTTTGGAGTACTCCAGTTCTGCCAAAGTTGTCAATTCTAAGAGAAGCAGTTACACCTTGACCAACAAGAGTTAGTTCTGTAATATATCCAACTTCTTTCACTTGAGTATCAATAAACTCAACGGTTGTGTCAATGTCCTCATTCTCATACTGGAAGAGTTCACATTGAAGTTTATAAACGTAATTTGTTCCTAACTGATAAAAAGGTTGTTCGTGCTCTACCCTCTTTACCTCAAAAATTCTTTGACCTAATGGGAAGTAAACAAGATCACCCTCTTTTGGTCTTGTGGTTAAGAGAATCTCGTCTTGATCATACTCACCTAAAAATGGTTGAATGAATTCCTCAAATCTTTCTTTTGAAAGTGTGAGTGTGATTTCATTTTGAAGGTTAATTCCAAACTTCGTCATAATATCAGACCCAGGAGCATATCCTTCAAAATTTTCTAGATATGCTTCAATGACAAAGTTATCATCAAACTTAGATGCTTCAATCTCTCTGATAATATTATCTTCACCTAAGACTTTTCTTGGAATATAATAAACTTCTATTCCATAAGTTTTTAAATGCTCATTGATCAGATCTTGTAAAAGATACTGTTCATTGGCAGAGCCTTGTAGAAAAAATGGATTAAGTGCCATTATCCGATAAGATCAAGGGGAGGAATTTCGTATTCTGAGAGCATTCTCTTTTTGATGTCCTCAAGTTCTTTCTCAGCATCATCGTAGATTTCTCTACCATTAAGTTCAATACCACCAGGAAGTTTTGCTCCCTTGAACTTGATGAGATTCTGACCCCACTGTCTCTTAATTAGAGCAGTAAGATACATCTTCAAGAAAGAATCATTATAGACATTGGTAAAGTCATCAGGATCCATGATCCTGTAGCAGTCAAGAACAATATAGTCACCGACTACGGCACTTGCCCAGTCTATATCCATGTATAATCTATTTTGTCTCTTATTGAATCTGAGTTGCTTATCAGTTGTCAGTAAGAAGTCAATATCCTCAAGATAACTCTTAGTCATCGCATATGTAAGAAGACCCTGATATCCAAGGTCAAATGCAATGTCATTTAAGAACAACTGATACTTGACACTGAACATTCCATTAGAAATGGAACTGGAGTCAAACTTGAATACCTTCTCAATACCGATTACAGAATCGGGAACCTGAATATAGTTTGCGTTTTCGTACCAAGTGAATGATGGTCCAGCAGTAGAAGTTGCAGTCTCACTTGTAATACCTGTTCCACCAGGACCAGCTCTTCCACGATCTTTATCCTCAGAAGTGATCTGATACTTCAGGAAAGTTCTGGCAACACCATCAAAGTGCCTTTCATGGAACAGTTGAAGAGCATCATCTACGGCATCATCAATCTGCTCATCGGCAACGTTAATTTCAAGAACAGGAGCACCAAGTTTCCTCAGGCAATAATCGATAAGTGTTTGTCTGCTATTTGGTTTTGCCATTAGAAGGAACCTCCGTCAAATACTTGTGACCATACTGGAACACCTGCTGCGTCTGTTGTGAGAAGATAATTTGAAGTAGAAGCGGCACTGGTAGTAGCACCACTACTAACAATCAGTCCATCACCATCGAAGAATGCGATTCCATTAGGACCATTGTAATCACCAGAATCATAATAAATTCCATCAGTTGCCGAAAGGAATCCGACAATGTTGACGTGAGTGGTGATAGCAACGTTGCTACCGATCTCAGAGTTTAAGGTTAGAGCACCTGTCTTGCTATTTATTGTGTTAGTGCTAGCAACACCGATCTCGATGTTAGCTGCTGTTGTAACTCCACTTATGTTAAGAGACTGGGTGAATGTATTGCCAAGTACAGTAACACCAACACCAGTGGTCTGGAACTTTCTTACGTTATCGTAGTAGAGTTCGATTGCTCCGTTCAGTCCAGCAATCAGGTAGTTTTCACCACCAGTGCTTTGCATGAGGATGTAGTTATCACCCTGAATATAAAGATTACCTTGACCCTGCTCAGTGATGTAACTATTAGAACCATCATGACGGATTCTTAAATCATCACTAAGTCCAAAGAAAAGGCTATCATTATCGTAGAAGTGAACATCACTAGTGAAAGTGGAAACACCAGTTACGTTGATTCCACCATAAACGTTAACACCGTGAGTTGTAGTCTGGAATCTCAGGTTATCATCAGAGTAGAGAACTACAGCACCGTTGTTATTGAAAACTGCGTATCTTTCACCAGAAGTAGAACCGAGTCTGATTTCGGTTCCGTCACTTTGTAACAACAATCTGCCAGTGCCGACATCTCTAATGATCGAATCAGATCCACTATGGTAGATTTGAAGATCATCGGAGTTACCAAAGTTCAGAACATCGTTGTCACCGAAGTAAACATTGTCTTGGAATGTGGCAATACCAGAGAACGTGAAGTTGGTAGCAAATCCAGAACTAATGTTGATGGTGTTAAACTCACCAAGAGGAGAATCAATTTGGGTGAGAGTAGCAATTCCAGTAGCAGTAATGTTTTCAACTAAAGTATCACCGACAACATCCAATCTTGCTCTTGGTGCGTCTGTTCCGACTCCAAGGTTTTGGTTGTTATCCAACCGCATTCCTTCAACACCATCAGTATTGAATCTGATAGTGCCGTCAGAACCAGTGTCGTCCAGAGCAATAGAAGTATCACCCTTCTGGAAGGCATCAATCTGAACGACTGATGCTGTCAGAATACCAGCAATATTGACATTACCAACGATATTGACTTCACCAGAACCAGCTGGATTGAGGTTGAGATCACCAGAGAGAGTCTCAATGCTGTTTCCAGAGATAGAGACGTTACCAAACTGACCACTGGTAGGAGTGATAACACTGCTGTTAGTGCCATCAGTAATCGTCAGGGAAGAAAGTGCTTGAAGACTGGTTACCTGGTTAGTAAAGGATACCGTTCCATTCTCTTGATCAACGAAGAATGCCTCACCGACTCTGAAGTCACCCTTGTGGTCGATGCTGACATAGGAAACTTCACCATTGTTCAGTTCGGTAACTTCGTTTGCTTGAACGGCAAGGTTAGGATCGTTAGAGAAGTCTCCACCAGAACCGACAAAGTTGAAGTTGACAGCAAAGAATCTCAGAGCAACACCGTCACCATCGGCAACAACACCCTTCTGACCATACTCAATGGCACAACCGACCGAACGCATGTCAGCACCAAACTGACTGAAGTCAGCAAGGGTAAGTTTGGTTGCGGTTCCGATTCCACCACCAGCTTGCTCAATGCGAATGTCCTGATTGACGATGATGTCATCAGCAGTGCTGGTTA